AAGACAGACGCCTGACCCACGCAGGCCCAAGGTGAAGCAGTGGGGCGATCAACCAAACGATGCGCGTTACCAGTCGAGTGGCTGGCGGCGCGCTCGCTTGGCTTACCTCAAGCAACACCCGACGTGCGTGGAGTGCGGGCGGTTGGCCAACGTAGTTGACCACGTTCAGCCTGTGCGATTGGGCGGTGAGTTCTGGGACAGCAGCAACTGGCAGGCGATGTGCACGAGCTGCCACAACGCCAAGAGCGCCAGCGAGAAAAATTTGGTAGGGGGTAGGGGGCCGACAAATTTTTTTTGAGCCGCGCGAACATCGCAGGGGTACCCCATTGTTTTTTTTCGAAATTTTCGGCCTTGAATTGACACGATATGACACAAGAACAGATAGACAGAGCGGAGCAAATCACCGCGGAACTGCAGACATCCGGGCACATCGGCGGCCTCGACCACAACCTCATCGAAGTGGCCGCGTGCCTGTCGGTGGAGGTGGAGCAGTTGCAAGAAATCGTCAACGAGCAAGGGTTCACGTTTGTCAGCGACAACGGTAATGTCCGGCCACGACCAGAGTGCAAGATGCTCCAAGAATCACGCAGCAAGTTGATTGTTGCGCTGAAGGAACTCGGTATGACTCCAGCAAGCCGTCGGCGGTTGGATGTGGATGTGCAGGTAGACGATCCATTGGATGAGCTTCGCGCCAGATTGGTCTAACCACCCAGCCCACCAGTACGCCGTCGACATCTCGCTCGGCAAGTTGCCAGCCGGGCGGTGGGTGCAGCTTGCGGCCAAACGCTACCTCGACGACCTTGACCACGCCGATGACGGGCCGTGGGAGTTCCGGCCGGAGGTTGCCAGTGCGTACTGCGACTTTTTCCCCAAAGTGCTGAAGGTCTTCAAAGGCCCAAAGGCAGGCGAGCCGTTCGAACTGATGTCGTGGCAGCAGTTTGTTGTGTGGAATGTGTTCGGGTGGATTAACCGCGAAACGGGCACCAGGCGGTTCCGTTACGCCTTTGTTCTCATCAGCCGAAAGAACGGGAAGACTGTCTTCGCGGCGGCGTTGGCGCTGCTGATGTCCGTATTTGACGACGAAAAGAGCCCAGATTGCTACTTTTTAGCGACAAAGAAGGATCAGGCAGAGGAAGCATACCGCTCCGTGTTTGAGTTTGCCAAGCGCTCCCTGACGATACGCAAGTACGCAAGCGTCAAATTGCGCGGCGGTCGGACGAAATCGGGCGGAAAAATTGGCTATTTGGGGTCAAACAAGGACACTTTGGACGGCCTCGATACGCATTTCGGATGCATCGACGAGTACCACGCACACCCCAACGACAGTGTTTACAACGTCATCAAGTCCTCGATGGGAGCGCGTCCGAACGGCCTGCATTTCACGATTTCGACCGAGGGATTCAACCCGGGCGGCCCGATGGACGACCTGAAACGCCACTGCCGGGCGGTGCTGGATGGCAGCCGAACCGACGAAGCGCAGTTTGCGCTGATGTACGAAATGGATGAGGGCGACGACTGGCGCGATGAGCAAAACTGGGCAAAAGCCAATCCATCCATCGGTATTTCGCCGACTTGGCAGTACATGCGCGAGCAGTTTCAGCAGGCCGTACAGATGGGCGGCAGTACTGAGGTGGAGTTCAAGACCAAACACCTTAACCTTCAGGTTGCCGCGTCAAAAACGTGGATTCAGGACGAGGTTTGGATGGCAGGCGAGAGCGAACGAGAGCTTGATCCGTCACTGCCGATTTGGTGCGGCCTCGACCTCGCTTCGGTCAGTGACCTCACGGCGCTCGTGCTTGCCCAACCGCAAGATGGCGGCTACGTTGTGCGCGGCCACTACTTCCTGCCCAGTGAAATGATGCAGGAAATGAAACAAAAAGGCGGCAACCCATACGCAACCTTTGAGCAACTGCCAAACGTCCACGTGACCGACGGCAACGTCACGGACTACGACGAAATCAGGCGCGTCATCAGCGGCGTAACCCTGACCGCATCAGGCCAGCAAGTCGACAAATCAGCGCTGATTCACGCCTACGACCTGCGCGCAGTGGCCTTTGACCGCTACAACGCCACGCAAATCGGCATCAACTTGGTCAGCGATGACGTGCCCATTGTGCCATTCGGGCAAGGTCACATTTCGATGTCACCACCTACCAAACAACTCGAAATCTTGGCTCGGCAGGGCAAAATATGGCACGATGGCGACCCGGTGCTGCGTTGGGCGCTGTCAAACGTCGAGCTGAAGATTGACCCGGCAGGCAACATCAAGCCGGACAAAGGCAAGTCGGCAAACAAGATTGACCCGGTCGTGGCCTTGGTGATGGCCATTGGCGAACATCTGAAGGCACCAGAGGAAGAAATGCAGTTCGAAATCATCAATCTCTGAGTTTCGTAACTTGCGGCCAATGGCTACACTTGCAGACAGACTGAAAGCCGCTTTCCGCTATCGGGTCGGCAAATACGACGCCAACGCTATCCCGGGGGAGCTTGGCATTTACGCGCAGACAGTTGCAGGTGCGGCCGTCAACGAATCCTCGGCACTGGCCATTTCCACGGTGTACGCCTGCACGTACAAGATTGCGTCAACGCTCGCATCGCTCAACCTCGAAATCTACGAGAAGAGCGGCCGCAACATCAGGCCAAACACCACACATCCGGCATACGGATTGGTGAAGGAATCGCCCAATCAGATGATGACCTCGTATGAGTTTTGGGAAACCATCATCTCACACGCGGTTGTCAACGGCTGCGGTTATGCTATCATCGAGCGCGACGGGTCAGGCTACGGCCGCCGAATGCTGATTGTGGACTACTACGACGTTGACCGGATGCCAGCGGAAAGCGAGGAAGGTTACATCTACCGGGTCCGCGATTACGGCATGGTTCAGCCGGAAAACATGCTCGAAATCTGCAATTTGCAACGCAAGTCGCCGATTCGCCTGCATCGTGAAAACCTTGGGCTTGCAAAAGCCGCGCAGGACTTTGGCGCCAACTACTTCGGGTCAGACGGCCAGATGACGGGCATCCTGTCCAGCGACCAACCGCTCAAGAAGGAACAGATGGACGTGATTCAGCAGAGCTGGAACCGCGCAAGTGGCCAAGCTGGCACCAAGCTGCTACCGTTCGGCTTCAAGTACTCGCGCATCTCAATCAGCCCCGACGAGGCGCAGTTCATCGAGACCCGCAAGTTCCAGGCAGAAGAGATTTGCCGCATCTTCAGCGTACCGCCTGCCCTGGTGCAGTTGGAATCGCAAACGACCTACAACAACGTCGAGCAGCAGAACCTGATGTTCGCACGCCACACCATCAGCCCGTGGGCGAAGCGCATCGAGCAGGAAATCGACCGCAAGCTGTTGATGGCAAACGAACGGCCGGCCACATACGCCAAGTTCAATCTCAACGACCTGTTCCGCGGCGACATGCAGGCGCGGGCTACGTTCTACCGCGAGATGACGCAGATTGGCGCGCTCTCCATCAACGAAGTGCGGATGAAGGAAGAGATGAACCCAGTGGACGGAGGGGACACTTACACCGTGCAAGTGAACCAAATCGCGCTCGACCGATTGGGCGCGTACTCAGATAAAATATCAAGCAATGAATCAGGACAACAGTCCCCTGCTCAGGGGTAAATACAGCGACGACGTCGAGGTGCGGACGATGGAAGTCCGTGCGCAAGGTGACGCCGACGAACTGCGCGTGGAAGGTTACGCAGCAGTTTTCAACCAAGAAACCAACCTTGGATTCTTTCGGGAGCAAATTGCACGCGGTGCATTTTCCGATGTGATGAACGACGACGTTCGGCTGCTGCTGAACCATGACGGCGCACCACTCGCTCGGACGACAAACCAAACGCTTACGCTTTCGGTTGACGATGAAGGCTTGCGTTACGAGGCCATTCTCAGCGACACGACGCAAGGGCGCGACCTGTACAAGATGATCCAGCGCGGCGACATCACGCAATCGTCGTTCGCGTTTACCATCAAAGGCGAGGAGTGGGACAAAGAGACAAACACCCGCACCATCACCAAGGTCGGTCGGTTGCTCGACGTCTCGCCTGTCACTTACCCAGCGTACCCGCAGGCCTCCGTATCGGCACGCTCGAAGTTTGAAGCGATGGCTGAGGAAGTCAACGAATCGGTTGCTGAAGTCCGCGAGGAAGTCAAGCCAAACGTTGACACCAAAAACGAAATTTCAGAAGTGCGTAACTTGCGCACAAACAACATAGCTAAGATGACTCTCAAA